AGGAGTACTATTTGAATTTTGGAACTGAACGTTATTAGTTAATCCCATAATATAGTTAGGTACAACCATTAGATCGCCAAAGTCTGACATATATACGTCTACTGACTGTCTTAGCTTTCCTTTTTCATCTATATTTCTTACAACACCAGTATCACTGATCATTAAGTCTGAGAAATCTCTTCTTAACTTTGGTGATATCATGATCTTAGTTGCTTTTCCGCCTTCTTCATAAATCTTCTGCATAACAGAATCAATTTCTGAAAGTGATAAAGAACCAGTTGCAGGTACAGCAGTGGTTGTTAAGGAAGATCTGATCTTACCTGTACCATCACCAGCAGTAGCTGGAGCAGCCCACTCACCAACATAGTTCACAGTGTCTGTGCTATTGATGAAAGCTTGGTATCCACCTGCAGTTCTTGCAGTTCCGTTTTGAGCACCGACAGCAGCTGATACGTTAAAAGAATGAATCATATCATGCTCAACGTCTCTTCTTAGCTCTGTACCTCTTTTCTTTAATTGGTATGCATATTCATCTGCAACACCAGCTTGGTCTACAGCTCTTCTAGTTCCTGACACAGCAATAGTTTTACCATTGATCTGTGTGTAGTTACCTAGTCTGGTTCTGTTTGGACCTGATTTATTAAAGAAAGCACCGTCAGTAGATACTCCTCCACCACCAGAAGCTGAAGGCTCTAGATAGTCTGTACCTTCTCCGATGGTTGAGTTTCCTGGAACTTCTAATTTGTCTGTTTGCCATTCGTGATAAATAGCAGTTGCTTTCGCACTTCCGATTGATGACATAAAAGGAGTTTCATCTCTTGTTATCATCGTAATAAAATTTGCAAGGTCTTCTCTTTGAGAGACGTTTGCATCGGTAGCTCTCCTTGGACCTTGTGGTCCGCCAGAGGCTCTTACACCTAATGTAGCCATTGTATTATACCCTCCGAGGTATTAAAAGTTTAATGATTTTTCTGCAAGTCCTCGAAGAAATGCCATTTGATCTTCGTTAGAAGAATCTTCAGCAAAAGCTCGTTGCCTTATCTTTGTCTCATAGTCTACTTCTTTTTGAGACTTAGTTTTGGCTTTACGTACAGGGGCTTTCTTTATAGCAGTTGCTTTTCTTTTAGCACTGCCTTTAGTTATTCCCTGCTTTAACCGTCTGTAGTCATCTACAAACTTCACAATAATAGGATCAGTTATTGTATCTAAAACTTCTGGTTTTATACCTTCAGCTATAGCAAACTCTCTTATTGCTGTAGCAGTCTTTTCATTAAAGTCAGGTATCATCTCTGGAATGGTTTTATTAAAGTGTTCTAATTGTGCATTCCATTGTTTAGTATTTTGTTCTTCAACCTGTGCTTGAACTTGCTTAACTAATTGTTCTCTACTATTTCTAGCATTCCAATAGTTCTTTTGTGCTTGTTCTCGCTTATCTTTAAGTTCATTAACTTCATACGTATCACCATCTTTTCTAGCTTGATCTATCTGAGCTTCTATATCGTGATATTCTTTTGCCAAGGCTTGTTCTTCTCGATACAACACTGCTGAAGAAGCTTGTCCAAGATCATTTATCTCTTTAAATTTCTTTTCATATTCTTCATCAAGTTGTTTTCTTGCTTCGCCAAGTTTTCGACCCTCATTAGAAAGATGTTGTTCAGTAGAATAACCTTTAATAAGGTCACTAAAAGATACTTCAGTCTCTTCACCATCTATTTTAATGGCGACTTTAGCATCTAAGTCTAAGTCATCAGGAGTGTACACTTCAGCTTCTTGGGTAGACGCATCATCCTCATCTGTAGCTTCTTCTTCTTCTGTCTCAACTTCTTCTTCAACTTCTTCAGTTTCGGCTTCCTCTGTTTCTGGGTCTTCTTCAACAGGTTCTTCCGTGTCTAACTCAGGAACGTCTTGCTCATTGGGTAGAGATTCAGTGAACTCGGAGTTCGCTATAATGTCAGCCAGCATTTGTTCTTCTGTTCGACTATCCGTTGCTATAGAGTCATCCAACTGGGTAGAGTCTAATGTTGCTTCGGTATTTTTATCCATTCTTCTTTACCTCCTTTTTAGCAGGTGTGATCTTTGCCTGATACTTCTCTTTCATAGTATACAAGTGAAATAGTGTCTCAGCATTTAATTTTGCTTTACCACCACTACGCATTGAATCATATTCTAGCGTATTAATCATTTCTTTAATATTATTTAGAATACGTTCGTAATCAATTTCTCTCATCATTGTCCTCCGTTATATGTGGAATGTTTTTGC